TAAAGTATTCGACTCACTTGATCCACTGGCACCGAACGGAAGGCCGACTGCCGCTAATTTTGGTAAAGGCTCCTGCCAAACCGTAACCCCGAACTATGAAGTATTTAGTACATCTGACAATGTGACTTGGGATAGTCACGGGTCGAGTGATAGCATTGCAGACAGGCCTAGTGCTGCTGCGTTGGGGAGAGGGAGTTGGAAAGTCTATGGCGAGAATATTTTGTATTATAGCAATGGTGTGGATTATTCCGTAAATGGTGAAACAAAAATACAAAAAAGCAATGGAACACCGGCTCAGTTATTTACTAATGGATTAGCAGATTTAACGGCATCAACTGCCGGTACTGGAGCAGTATTAACGGCAGGGGACGGAGGGAAAGGATATAAATTCACAAAAACAACGGGGATTTATTCTGCGGGACATATAGTTGAGTTTAATTGCATTCCATTTATTCTTGAGACAGATACCGTTATAGCGGTTCTATGTAAATCCAAAACAAAATTTGGTCATGGACGCATTGATATAACAGCGACAAGCCAAGCATCAAACTTTGCATCCTCTTTAGCGATGTACACGAACTATGAAGGAGTTCAATTTGAGGGTTTGCATATATCAACGATAACCGGAGCCGAATTGGCGGCAGGAACGAAAGTTGGCCTGGATATTGATATAGGCTCATCCATAGATAAATTTAGATTTACGCACAACTTATCATCACCGGAGGAGTTAACCGTTCTTGAAGTTGTTATAACCCCAATGACTAAACCAGCTATACCAATAACTTTTGATGACGCTTTTAGATCACAGTATATTCATGCCTTCCCATACATGACTAAAAAATCACTATTAGGGTCGCTGTTTATTATTAGCAGCATTGTTGAAAATAATACGGCTAATATACTGACACTAGATCATTTGCATGAGATGCAGGATGCAGGATGGGATATAAGCAATCATTCACACAAGCACAAATTTGCTGTGTCTGGTTACGGTGCTGGCTACGCATCGTCAGGCGTATCACTCGGGGCCGGAACAAAAAATCATGTAGCATTATCTCAGACTGTTGCTGCGGGGGCTGATTTTGTATTAAACGGGACAATTGGCTCGACTATATTTGACGAACCACGTCATTTGATTATAACGTGCTCCGGAAATGACAAATACAAACGCATTGAAGTAACTGGGCTAGACGAGTTTGGGGTGATTCAGGTAGTTACTGTTCACACGATGTCTACTAACACCTTTATAGCGGGGAATTATGTGTGGACACGCATAGATAAAGTAACATCAATAGACACAACTGTGGGAGCTATGTATCTCGGAGTATCGCTTAGTTACAACGAATTATATGAGGATATAAAAACATGCCAAGATTTTTTGAGAAACAATGGATTTTTGACTGCACTGGATATATTTGCATCACCCTCCGGTGAATCAAGTCCTTTGCAAGTCAGGGTTCTTGTCGATTTAGGCATTACAAAAATGCGCGGTGCGGCTACATTGTCGTATGAGCAGCCAAAACTAGCGCCCCGACCGTACTATATGGCTAGTGTTGGTAACGGTATCACAAACGGAGGTTCTGGAACTCTGATTGCCGTAAAAGACGCAGCAAAAGCAAAGTGTTCCTGCTGTTCAATTTATCTACATGATATTGTTGATGATAGCGTTACCTCCCCTGCATCAACGCAAGCAAGATTATCAGATTTTAGGTTATTAATAGACAATCTTTCTGCGGATGTAAAGGCTGGAAATATAACCTGTCCTGTAATAAGTCAATATGCGAGGGAATCTGGTTATTAATATATAGAACACTTGCTGCTAGTCACCCGATTAGCAGCAAGCCTTCAAACTCGGAAAACCAAACAAATTAACAGTTCGGCAAGGCTCAGAATTAACAACATCCGGCAAGCCCGGAAGGAATAAAAATGGATAAACTACTAGGTGCTTATATCTGGCTCTCTTTTCGACTAAAAGAGCCATCAACACACGCCTGATTCCATAGCTCAACTAACCCGCTTCGGCGGGTTTTTTATTGCTTTGCTGTCGTGATAATAGACTTATTATCATGATAGCACTTCTAACTTCCATATCGTCTGGCAATGCCGTAAGCGTATTGCTAAATCCACCGTCAACGGCGGTTAAGTGGCGTATTTTGCGTAACTTGACTGGCGTTTTTGCTGATCAGAATTCAGCGACACTGGTTTACGAGGGCAATGAGCGGCACTTTACCGATATAGCCGGGCTTGATAATGGCATCGTCGTCTTTTATCAGCCGTTTTACTGGAATGGGTCTGTATGGTCGACGGCTCCTGCGAAAAGCATTACGCCTGGGCTTACATTCGTGGACCGATCCGTCGATGTGCTGAGTCTGGTTCGTGACCGACTGGATGCCGGATTTGCCGGGCTCGTCGCTCGCGGTGATTTAACGCACCCGCGCGGGAATTTCCCCGTCCTTACGGCATCGCCACAGGTCGAGGACGCGGCGTTTCCCATTGTTACCGTCCATTTATCCTCAGATAGTGATGATGTCCGCTTTGTCGGCGATACGCTGCACGACGACGTCATGAATGTCGATGAATCTGTTTCAGAAATCAACGGCTGGCTGTCGCAATACTCACTTGAAATCGTAGTCTGGTCACTCAATGGCGATGAAAGAAAAGCGCTTAGGGCTGCGATGAAAACCATCTTGATCAGCAACCTAACCGTGTTTTCGTCAAATGAAATGGAAGAAATCAGCCTACAGTTTTCAGATCAGGAGGATTTCGAGACTTATCAGTCACCCATGTACACCGGGCATTGTTCCTTGCGCTGTCTGGCTCCGACTGTTATCGATAGCTCAGGCCCCGCAGTCAAGTCAACCGACACCATAGGAACGACTTACTGGTAGTCGTAATACTAGAATCAAATTTATTTTATAAGGGGTAACACACAATGGGCATGGTTTTTAACGGTAGCAAGTGGGTATATTCGAAAGGAGGTGCCGGGAATGGTAGGGAATCAAATAACCCAGCACCAGGCCAAAAACCTCCACGCAGCGCTTTATATCCTCTATTGATTGGTCAATCTGCTCCAGTGACTGGAACTGCCATTGACTTTGTTAGTGAGGGCAATACTCAGTCGGTCAAGTCTGTTGATGCATCTGTTTCCGGTGCGGGATCTGTTTCAGCGGAGGTCATTATCGAAGCAAGCAACGATGCAGTGTCAAATAACTGGCTACCCATCAAAACTATTACTTTGTCCGGCACTACGTCGGTGGCAGATGGCCATATCTTTGTGGCTCCGTGGAAGTTTATCAGGGCGAGACTGGTATCAATCAGCGGAACAGGTGCTGTCGTCAATTCGTCAATCAGTGTCTGAGGTGTCGTGATTTTACACTGATAGCGTCGAATATTTTAATCACAACAGGAGTCAACCGTGGCTAAAGCCAAAAATACTGAGAGCAATCCGATTGATGAGTTTCCGCTGGGAATCTCCGAGTTTTGCGCTTCTCTGTCAAAAGAAGATCGTCGCGTCGAGATGATCGGAGCCTTTTACGCGCAGGAAGTTCGTGCTGGTCGTCCAAAAGACGTCCGCTCAGCTTATGCGGATCGCTATAACGCATTTATTAACGCTCCGGCGTAAGGATAGACCATGTCACTGTTTTTTAACGGTCGCGAGTGGATAACTCCGGCCACCATGTCGGTAGTCGATGATTCGGCGATGTACAACAAAAACCTGTCAGTCGGAAATATTCTGGCAATTATTGGCAAGTCAGAGGGTGGCATTCCAAATACTGCCCTTCGTTTTGGCTCGCCTGATCAGGCTCGCGATATTTTGCGCTCTGGCGAAGCATTAAAAGCCATTGAAAAAGCGTTTGATCCGTCCACTGAAACAGTCGGTCCGTCAGAAGTGGTTTATGTTCGCGTCAATCCAGCCACACCGTCAACATTGAATTTGCTGGATGCAGTCGCTGGTGTATCGCTAAACCTAGCATCTTCTGACTACGGGCGTTATACCGAAGGATTGAAGATCAAGATCGAGAACGGTTCAATTTCCGGTAAAAAAGTATCGACCGGATTCGGGCTTGACTATTTCACCATCGATAACCTGGAGCGTAATGCATTCAGCGTTGTTTATACGGGCGCCAATGCGACAGCGACCATTTCCGTCACTGAAACATCGATCACCCTGACTGATGCGACGCCTACGGTTCTTGATCTGACGACCTACAAAACAATTTCTCAAGTTGTCGATAGAATCAACAGTATTCCAGGATATTCAGCCACCATACTGGACGGAAACGACGAGAAGCCTGCATTAGTAGGTCTTGATGGCGTATCAGCACAGAGCATCAAGACAACCGCGTATATCGTAAAAGGCGATTTACAGGCGATTCATGACTGGATCAATAGTGCCAATGAGGGCTATATCACGGCTACTCGTCCAGCTGGTGCACTAAAGGCTCCAGTTAATATCCCATGGACCTATTTCTCTGGCGGCAGCGATGGTGTTACCACGAACTCCGAATGGCAGTCCGCGTTTGACGCGCTACAGTCAATCGATGTTCAGTGGGTTACTCCGGTATCACCCTCCGCGTCGATTCACGCGATGGCTGACACTCACTGTACTTACATGAGTAATATCGCCCGCATGGAGCGCCGTTGTATCGCTGGTGGAGACGTTGGTGCAACTGACGCTGATGCCATTGCTGCGGCAAAAGCGCTGAATTCGGATCGTACATCGTATGTTCACTTGGGTTTTTATGATCATGATGCGGTCGGAAACCTAACGCTATATCCTCCTTACATTCTGGCTGCTCAATTAGCTGGCATGTTCTCGGGTGTAAATCCTGGTACTGCATTGACCAACAAATCGATCAAAGTGCGCGGTCTTGAGCGTAAATTGCGCAATCCTACCGATACTGATCAACTGCTTAAGGGCGGGGTTTTATGTGTAGAGGACACACTGGAAGGGTTCAAAGTCGTCCAGTCAATTACTACTTGGCTGATTAACGACAATTACAACAGGGTTGAGGTTTCTGTTGGTGTTGCCACAGACTTTGCTATCCGTAACGTGCGCAAGGCTGTTGACAAATTCCGTGGCAAGAAAATGACGCCCGTTTTGCTGACTCAAGCTATTGAGGCGGCCGACACGGTACTTAAAAAACTGTCAGAGCCAGAGCCAATGGGTCCTGCGGTACTGGTTGGCGATGCGACTAACCCTCCGTACAAAAACATTAAAGCCAGCATTGAGGCCGATGTTTTGCGTATCGAGTTCGAAGCAAGCCCGGTTATCAGCTGCAACTATATCCCGATTGTCATGCATGCCGTCCCATACAGCGGCTCTGCTTCGGCTTAATCGCTTTTACCTTCACGGCCACCCTTCGGGGTGGTTCTTTTTGCTCGGAATGTCGTGACATCAAGATTACTCCATAACTAATTTTGGAGTGAGACATGGCTGAACAAAACCTCAAAGCCCGCTCGGCTAACCAGATCGTGGTGAGCTTCGATGGCAAACAGATCGGTGCGGTTAAATCCGTATCGCTAAACGAAGATTATTCTCCTGAGCCTGTCACCGGTATCGGCGACATAAAAGTTCAGGAAAACGTGCCAACACTGGCCAGATACACGGTTTCCGTCAATGGCTTGGTGCTGAAACAATCATCCATGCGGGCGGCCGGTCTTTTCCCAGAAAACAGCGATGACATGCTGGCTGGCGTCGTGTTCGACATCATGGTCATGTCAAAAGAGGATGGTTCATTACTCAGAAAATACAGCGGCTGCTCGTATGCCAACGGATCGACTGACATTTCGGCCAACGCGATTGTCGTGAACAGCGGCACGTTCAATGCGCTGGATGTGTCTGGTGTCGGCGTATAATCGAGAATAACAAGCTCCGTCAGTTAATGGCGGGGCATTTTTATGCCTGACGAAATAGATCAAATCAATGACCGGATGGATGCCGAAATGGCACTGTTCGAGAAAAAACGCAGGGAAAGCTTTGTCGCTCCCGTGCCTGTTTATCACCGCTTTTGTCTATACTGCCAGGACGATACCGAGAACGGTAATGCGTACTGTTGTGAGGACTGTGAGATAGACGATATTCGGCTGAAAAAAGCCCAACAACGTAACGGAAAAATGAAAAGATAATATGAGAAAAGCAAAAGATAATGATTTCTTTGTCGAACTGCCCGATGTGGGCGTTTTTCGTTTTGGACGCCGCACTTTTGCCGACCGGGTTGAGATCCGCTCCAATGTCATGCGCATTACCAAAGAACTGACCGGTTTTGACCTGACACTGGACGGTTATGCATCCATCATGGCGGCTCACAAGGTTCTCTGTGTAGAGGCTCCGGCTGGCTGGGAAGATATTTCGGCTATTGAGCTGGATGACGATAGCGACGAAAAAATCCTTGAACTGTACGACTTGCTTCGTGCAAAGGAGGAACTTTTTCGAAAAGGGTCAAAAGAGGGAGGCGAAGGATCGGGGCAGGAGCCTGTCGGGGACGTACCAGTTTTGGTATCGGAAACAATACAACCTTCCACCTAATGACCCGCGCTTCCTGTCGCTGACGCCGGAAGAAATAGAGACTGAATATTGGGCTCATTATTACCTTGAAAACGGCGACAAAGAAGAATTTGAGGATAACGATTTCGACATCGATGAGTATCTGGCACAGGAAGATGATTGGGAAACTATCATTGATGCAAAATAAGGGCGGATTATCCGTCCTTTTTTAATTGTCGTGACCTTATGCTGATCATAAATCATAAATAGGATTTATCCGTGTCCAACAATCCCAAAATTAAGTTAGAGGCCGATTTATCATCGTTTGATGCTGAACTGAACAAGCTGAGCGCGTCAATCGCTCAAATCGGCGATCAACTCAAATCATCCAGCGGCAAGGCTCACTTCAATTTCGACGGCTCGCAAAAAGAGCTTAATGTTCTGTTGCAGCAAGCTGAAAAGCTGACCAAGGCGCTTGATAAGGGCGACAAAACCAGCAAGCAATACGTCAAGAACCTGAAAGCCGCACAGGAAGCCATGACCGGCGCTGCGAAAGTAGCGGCAAAGATGGAAGCGGCGGGCGATGCGAAAACCAGCAAAGTTTCATCGTATTTCAGGGGTTACTCTGGCGAACTGGAAGAAGAAGCTCATATCACCTCCAGCGCCAATGCTCTACGCCGCGAGCAGGAAAGTGCGCAACAAAAACGCGATGAGGAACGGCAATCAAGGAATACTAAATGGGCTAACCGGGCGGCAAAGTTCGCCGGTTTTGTCGGTGGCTCCATGTTGGGTGGAGGTGGTGGTTACAGCACCTTCGGTGCCGGGCTTGGCTCCATGTTACCAGGGCCTTTCGGGGCTATTGGTGGGGCTGTTGGTGGCGCTATCGGTGGATTGGCTGACCGCACCATGGCCCCCGCTCGCGACGAGGCGAGGCTTTATTCAGAGTTGCGTCGGTCATTGGGTTCAACGACGACAGATTTCTCTAATTTACGCGATTCTGTCCGCTCTGTTATTAGCGGCTTTGCTGTTACCGATAATGAAGCGGCCAATCTGGCCAAGTCATTTGCTAAAACAGCCGGTTTAACCGGTGACTCAGCCGAAGAAATTGCCCGTGGTGTCGGGACGTCGGCTGGCATGGCTCAAAGCTACGGCATGTCTCCAGACCAAACCGCCGATTTCTTTGCCAAGATGCGCCTTACCGGTAACGCCAACAACGACAAGGACAATCGCCGTCTAGCTTTGATGATAGGCGAGAGCGTCTCCAAGGGCGGCACTTCGGCAAAAATGGACGAGGTTCTTGGCGCCATATCGAACTTCGCGATGAAGTCATCTCAACAGATGCTGATGTCGACCAATGCCGGACAATTCTCGTCTTACCTGTCGTCATTAACAGGTAGCGGCTATTCTGGTGTTAATGGCGACCCTAATTCAGCGGCAGCGCTAATCAATCAGGCTGATGATGTCGTTCGTAGCGGCGGCACCATGGGCGAGGCGTCGAATTATCACTGGTTACAGGCTCGCCAAGAGGCATTCCCCGGCATGTCGGCCTATGACAATGAACTGATGCAGGGCGCTGGTGTATCGGGCGATTTAGCGGCTCAATTTGCGCCAGGATCTGCGGCGTATGACCGGGCAAAGGAAAACGGAGACCTCAAGACGCTGGCTCATTATGACCAGCTGCATGAGTCAATCCTTAAATCAGGAAAGACCAATAACTTTCAGGTCGGCATGAGTCATATCAGCCAGATCAGTAAGGGTGACAGTACGCTGGAAAATGCCAATTTCAGGGGCATGTTCGGCGGCAATTCCCAACAGGCCGCCTTGCTCATGTCAAGGTTACGCGACGATAAAGGCCGCGGCGATTTTGAAAAGAAGCTGAAAGGCTACGGCATCGACGTCAATGGGCTTGATGTCAGTCAGTTGTCTACCTATTCTGAGCTTGTTGGGGGAGGGGATGAAGCGTTTGGCCGACAGTTCAACAAGCTAAAGGGAAAGGGCAATGTGCCTGTCAATGAGATCGATGCGGCCGGGAAGATGGAAGGCGACGCGTTCAAGAAAGCCATCTTTGAGCTGACCAAGAAATACGACCGCGACGACGGCTTGGATTCTCAGGTCACGCAGATCGGCATTAGCAACAAGATACAAGAAAGCACTGAAAAGCTGGTCACGATTGAAACCGACATGAAAGAGTATTTGCTTCGATTGCTTAACCATTTCGGTGCGGCCGGTCCTATACTAAATGAGGCTGTAGAGGGCTATAAATCCGGCTCACCGATGAGCTTTAATAGCGCGGCCGGCAAGAAGCTTCGTGGGTCATTTGCTGACAAGCACTATCTTGGTGAAGTCGATGATGCCATGAAAGAGATGGCCATGACCGGGTCGGTTAGCGAAAAGAAGCGCATTGCCGACGAAATGATGGTTAAGATCAAGAAAAATCCAGCGTCTTATCCAGCCGAGTCCGAGCAATGGCTTAAGAATGCACTAGGCGAAAGCTCAACAGTCAAGAAGGGTGCTGTTCTTGGCGTTGACCAGTCCATGCCGACTATCGGACCCAACGGCGGACAACTGGCTCCAGGAGCATCGCCTTTTGTTGAAGATAACGGCAGCATCAAGCAAAAGATTATTGATGAAGCCAAGCGGCAGGGCGTCCCGCCTGAGATAGCACTAGGCCTGTCGATGAAGGAGTCCGGCCTTGGCAAGAGCATGGTGGGGCCTCAGATAAAAAACGGAATGCACAAGGGCGACCGGGCTTATGGTCCGTTCCAGTACATGAAAGAGTCGTCCAGAGGCTGGGACAGGTTCAATGTCGATGAAAACATCAAGCATGGCGTCTCTGACCTTAAGAAGCATTACGGAAAATTCGGCAATTGGGATGCGGCTATTGGAGCCCACCATACCGGAGCCGGACGGCCGGAGTATCTGCGCGGCGATATTCCGAACTTAAGCGACGGCATGTCGACAACGGGCGACTATATTGACGACGTAAAAAGTTACGCCGACCAGTTCAAAGACCAGATCCCGAAAGATCAGGTGGCGTCTGTGTCGCGTGGACCGCGTGACGACAAGCGCAGTCTGATGGAATTTACGCATAACATCAATTTACGGGACAGCAAAGGAAACATGATGGCTGAGCCGTTAGTATTTACTCATATTGGCGCTCCTATGGCTGCGGGGTCATAAAATGCAAGTTTTCCAGCCACAGATAAAGGTTTTACTGGTAAAGGCTACCAGACGCAAAGAAATAGCCGATAACATGCCGGTCATACAGGAGCGCTACAGCCGACTCGATAACATTGACCTGACGCCTTTCCTGGGGGATAGGTCGTCGGTGCGCGTGACGAAATCGACGCGGCAGCCAAGCGGCGGATTTTCTATCAATTTCGCCGACCAGCCGCAAAAGGATTTTCTGGAAACCGTTTACGCACTAATCGAGCCGATGGACATGATCGAGATTCGCATGTGCCACAGTCCTACGGCTATAAAAAACGGCAAGATCCCGCTCATCATGCGCGGCTTCGTATCGAGCGTTTCTCGCCCTGAAACCATGGAAGGAAATAACCCGGTTCGCAGCGTCGTTGTGACGGGGCATGACTTCTCCAAGGTCATGCAGATTTTCCGCATCAGCTATATGCTGGGAACCGAGGGAAATGACTCGGTTATGTCGGCGCTAAAGTTTTTCCGCGAATATGCCGATGATGGTGTGAAAAAGAACATGAGCGGCAATGCCTTTGCCCAGCTCGCCATCGACAAATTGATAAACCCGTATATGGCTAACATTGCTCAGTTGACCAAGGCCGACCAGTTCGGCGCTCATATCATCAACCAATGGACGTTGAGGGGTAGTATCGAGGGCGATGTATCGGCGCTTGCGGTGAGCAGTTTTACCGATGAGTCGCTCTACAACATGATGCGCACTATTCTCGATGTCGGGGCATTTAACGAACTGTATCTGGAGGATACGGAAGAAGCGCCGGTGCTGGTTCTGCGGCCGGTCCCGTTCAAATCGGTGGACGGTGAGTTTATCCAGGGCTCTGCGGAAAGCCTGGACATACCGTCTATCGATATAACCAGCTACACGCCTACACGCTCTGATGAGGGGGTGGCCAATTATTTTTGGGTATCGAATAACCGCATGGCAATGATGACCAATATCAACCAGATGGCCAGTGCCATGCATGGATCGGCTAGTGATTTCCAATTGTTCGACCATTTTAACTGCAGCAAGTCTATTTACGGACTCAGAAAACTAGAGGTGGAAACGACGCTGGGCGAGCCGGTGCAAACCGATTCCAACGCCAACAAGCGACCTAATGTCGATAAAGAGGGCGAGGCATTGATGACCTGGCAGGATAAGCGGCGCAAACTGCTGGCCGACATGAACAAAGACAATGTCGTTTTTGAACAGGGCGGACTGAGTCTGCGAGGAAACGAGAACATCAAGGCCGGTATGTATTTGCGCCTACTGCGCGGCGTCAACCAGACGTTTGTTGGTGAGGTTTATGCGCACACGATCAGTCATGATTTTGCCCCGTTTCGCTCGTATTCAACAGCCGTACAGTTTGATCGAGGCACCGGCTTTATAGCCCGATCACAAACGCCGAATACGCCTTATATCGCAGAAATTGAAGCTCAGGGAGCTTGGTAATGCTTGAACTAGCAAGAGTAGTTGAAATACACGCCGAATCACATTGTGTAGACATTACTATGATGAACACAAACCAACGCTTTGCCGGGGTTAATGTCATGTCGTCGATGGCGGGTGGAGATGTCGGGGTGTCAGACCTACCCGAGCCTGATGTAACCGATCCAAGCCAGCCGTTTGATTCTTTGCATACCAACAAAAACGACATGCTTGCCGTGGTTTCATTCATGAACCGAGATGTTCCTGTTGTCCTGGGGTTTATTTACCCACAAGTGGCTCAAGTGCTGTTCAAGAAAAAGAATTTTCGCGTCAACCGGCATGCGTCCGATGTCTATTCGACCATTGACGAGGATGGCAACATCGAAATAGCGCATCCGTCCGGCACTTATATCCGGATTGGCGAAACGGCTGATCATGTCGATCTGACGGGGCTTGATTATGATGCCAAGTGGGCAATCAAGAAAAATACCAGTCGCCTTCCTAATATCAGGCTTCAAGTCAAGAACGTGAACGGGGTTAAATCGACCTTCACCATTGACCCGTCTGGAAACACAACCTTTACGACACAGGGAACGATGTCGCTATCGTCGGTCGGTAATATGTCGTTGCATACCGATGGAACCATGGCCTTGAGCGCAACCGGCGATGTCAATATCACCGGCGCCACTATCAACCTGAACTAATGCCGGGCGTATCTCGCGTTAATACGGACTCAGCTGGAGGCACTATTATCGGTGCATTGGCTCCGACGGTATATGTCAATGGCCAGAATATCGTTTGCCAGGGCTCTGACGTACAAGGCCACGGCACTGGAGCCCATGCAAGCCCGACCATGACCGATCATAGTAGCACCGTTAAGGCCAATGGAATACTGATTTGCAGGGCTGGAGATGCCGCGTCGTGCGGACATGCGGCATCCGGATCATCTACTGTATTTGCCGGGTAGTTTTTTGTTTTGTCGTGACGCTAATCTTATCCCATATAACAGGGATTCGAGACGATGCCAACACCCGATCAAAGAGCTGAAGTAAGACCTATATCGTTTATTTTCCATAATACGGCTACTGGCGGAGCGCCGAAAGAACATAAACTGGTTGTGCGCCCGGAAGAACTAACGCGCTCTGACGTCTCCAGATTGACTGTTCATCAAACGCTGGGCGGGGCATGGGGTGACAGCTTTGGTGGCGGACTTCCTACCATTCAGCTCGCTGGCACGACTGGCTGGGGTATGGGCGGGCTTCCCAATGGTCAAATTGTGTTTCAAAACCTATATGACCATGTTTATAACCGCTGGCATATAGAGCGCGAGCAACTGGCTAAAAACGGAAAAAACCCGGATCTCGTCAAGCTCATTTTTCATGATGTCCTGGACGATTTCACTTGGCTAGTTGCGCCGAATCAGTTTATTCTCAAGCGCTCCAAGTCTCGTCCGTTGCTGTCTCAATACAACATCAACCTGACTTATATTTCAGATAATGTATCTGAAACGATGACAGCATTGTTAGCTAATCAGAGAAGCATACAAGAGGCGGCTCTAAGTTCGTTTGATCAGACATTGAAGGATATTGTTGACTTTGCCAATGAAATGGCTGGCGAGATAAATGACTTCTTGGGTCCTATCAAGGATGGAGTTGCGGCACTTGTTGGGATAACATCAGCCGTTCTTCATGCGGTAAGGACAGTGATCGGTGCCGGCATGACTATTGTCGATTCAGTAACGGGGAACTTGATCGATATGGCGGCCGGACTATCGATGGCGGCATCTAATGTATTCGCTACGGTTACAGCGGTGCAGTCTGTTCCTGGTCGCATCATGGCCAGACTGATCCGAGCAAAGACGCTATTCCAGAATGCCGCTTGCGTTCTTAGCAACACGTTCAAATCAAGATCCACGCTGCCGAATTATGATGACGTTTATGGCTCATCAACCTGTTCATCGACATCTGGAGGGCGTCCGTTATCAAAATATCTTGACGTCAATACCATGGAGGCCATTACGCCAATCATAAAGAATCAGATAGCAGTTGATAGTGATGCTGCCGGAGCCTTGATGCATCTCAATAAAATGGATGTAGCGCTTCATCCTGAGTCACTGGCGACAATAGGGTCGCTGTCAAAAACTGTCGCCGACGGGATAACAATTTAGTGAGCGGCTTTAAATGGGTTGAGGTTTTTCGCGGCGATACGCTTCAAAAGCTTGCGCTGCGTGAGCTTGGTGATGCCAAGGGATGGGTCGATATTGCCCTGCTCAATAACTTGCGCCCTCCTTATATTGTCGATAATGAGATTAGTGCAAATGTCGGCGTGGTTTATGCTGGACAGTCACTTCTGATCCCTATCGATGCCGATAACCCAATTGCTGATACTTATGATCAGTACCTAACCGACATATCTCTGTCTGGTGGTGTATTACATCTGTCAAACGGTGACATTGATACTCTGTCTGGAACGAATAATTTAATTCAGGCGCTTCGCCATCGTGTCACTGTAAAAAAGCGCAGTCTCTGGTTTCACCCTGAGTATGGTTGCTGGGTACATAAGCTGATAGGGAAGCTAAATGGACCGTCAGCTGGTGGTCTAGCCGCTTTTTATGTCAAGTCGTCGGTGCTTGAGGATGAGCGAGTTTCGTCTGTCGAAAGTATCAGTGCCGAGGTGTCCGGAGATTCAATCCGGGTTAAATGTACTGTAATCCCAATTTTTGGCGAAAGTATCGCCTATGAACAGGTAATTTAATCGAATGTTCCAGATAAAAGATTTTGCGAGTATTTCTGCAAGCATCCTAAACTACGCGAAAGCCGTACAAGACAAAATCACGGATTTCAGCGTCGGCTCTGTTGCCAGGACCATGTTTGAAGCTCCGGCAATTGAGATCGAAGAACTCTATCAGCAAATGTTCATAGGCCTGAAAGAGTCTATTCCGGTTGCCATCTATAATTCGTTCGAATTCTCAAAAACTCCTGCGCTTGAATCTACTGGTATTGTTAGAGTTACAATTACTCCGGCAACGACCAATATATTTATCGCAGCAGGAGCCATTTTCACTTCGCCGGCCTACTCCGTGGCCTTTGAGTCGCTGAACGATACCACTATTGTCGCCGGAAACTCTTATGTCGATATAAAAGTAAAGGCCAGAGTTGCCGGAGCCATTGGTAATGTTGCATCAGGAACAGCATTTGCCATACAACCAGCGATTAACGGCATAGTCTCTGCTGTCGCACTGGCGAGATTTACCACGGGGCGAGATATTGAAACAGACCCTCAACGTAAATCAAGGTTTTCCGATTACATTTTAACGCTGAACCACGGTACAGTAGCATCGATTTACTACGGGTTATCGCTTGTCAATATAAAGGATGCTAACGACAACATTATTGAGTCTGTGCGCGTAAAATCTGTTGTTGAGCCTTATAAAGCCGATCCTTTACAACCTATCTCGCTGGTTAATTGCTATGTCCACAATGGGGTTGACGGTGCGTCTGGCGCTTTGCTGGCCGAGACGCTAAAGGTTATTGAAGGCTATAAAAAGGACGACGGAACGATTGTTACTGGATGGAAGGCGGCTTGGGTTCATGTTGTTATTTATGCCGCTACAAATTCAACAATCAATGTAACCGCAACCACAACTATTGCTGCCGGTTATGTGTCGGCTGACGTAAAGGCGGCTGTCCAGTCGGCTATATCCGACTATATCACAGCACTTGAAATCGGGGTTGATGTGCTGAATGCTGAAATTATTGCGGCTGCCATGGGGGTTCCCGGCGTCGTCAACTTTGAGATGACGGTCCCAGCCGCAGATACTGTTGTTTTGAGTACCGCAAAGGCTATTCCTGGGACATTTACGATATGAGACTGGTCGATAAGCTACTAAATTACGTCCACAGTGGCTTTAATAAGGAGCCGGACGGATTTATTGCATTGCGGGTTAGGCACTCATCCGACGCATTCTCGTGGGTGGTTTCTGATCGCGTTTTAACGCTTTACGATAACGGTAATCTCCTGCACACCATTGACTTGGCTCAGCACACACTGAGGACGCTGGTCAATTATTTGGCGACTCTTGATCAAATCACTGTTGTTTATGCTGACCAGGAACATATTGGGCTTTCTGCGACGACACTGATTGACGGTGAAGGCTATCAGTCCAGAAGCAACGGGGATATTCTTCGTTCTTACCAGTCGCTGTTATGGGTCTATCTCGATGCCATGTCAACCGAGCTTGCGGAAGCAAAACGGCGCATTATTGACATGCTGGACCAGATGGCTATTAATACAGCTGATGCAGACTGGCTTGACGAATGGGGTGACTATTTCGGCATATATCGTGAAACCGGAGAGTTGGACGATCAATATGCAAATCGCATCATCCTTGAAGTAATTCGCCCGCGCGGCAACAACCGAGCCATTGAGGCGGCATTGCTACAAAAATATGGTCAGTCGGTTGATGTTATTGACGTTACAAAATACGGCAATCCACTGCCGAATTATGGAGGTTCGGCATTACACGACTCAGTCTATCTTCATAACTCCGAGAATAAACCGCTATATGGTCTGTTTCAGATTATTATTGGCTATGATCTATTGCTGTCTGGCGCTCCTCCAGCTTTCATTCAGAGCGTTCGAGACTTTGTTGAAAAATTCCGCGATGCAGGGACGCACCTTGATTCCGTTAATTTGTTGGGGTCAGAAATCAATGATACCTTCGTCAATCCACCGGTGGATAGTGGGATAAACCTTTCTATATCCAGGACGAATCATTTTAACGGAGCAAAGAATTACGACAGCTCTTTTTATCATAGCTCTAGTGTAACCAACGAGTCGTTTTAGTCGTGATTATAAAATTTAGCCATGAACTTATTATCTGACAATTTCAATAATAAACCATCAGGCCGCCTGTCTTTTGATGTGCTTTATCGTGGAAAACTGATAGAGCACTTTAATGATGGAAACCTGATAGTTGACAACTCAAAGATGATACAAGCGCATTTGCTGGGAGGCGATGTTGTCAATAACAGCGTCACGCAAATCGGCTTTGG